GGTCTTCAACAAAACGCCGACTGAAAAAGTGAACAGGGTGATGGCACATGCTATTCCTGAGCCGCTTAAAGTTCGTGTGATTACAAAAGGATTTTCAGACCTCCAGGTCCTAAAACCTTTCCAAGAAGCTTTGTGGAAAACTTTGGGGTGTTACCCCGAATTCGCACTGACTCATGGTAAGGATATTCAGACCTGTGTCGATTCCATCGTAGGTTTCGCGGGTTCGTGGCTTTCTGGTGATTACGAGTCTGCAACAGACTTCATTAGTCAACCAGTTTCGCAACGTGTCCTCGATATCATCCTAGATGAGATTGGAGACCCTATCTTGTCCTCTTGGGCTAAGTGGGAGAATGGAGTCCATGAAGTAAGTTATCCGGCGTGGACGGGGTTAGACCCTGTCATACAACGGAATGGCCAACTAATGGGTTCCCTTCTCTCATTTCCGCTTCTCTGTATCATCAACTATCTCTCGATAAAGCCCTTCACGGACTCATTCTTGATAAATGGTGATGATATTCTGGCTAAGATCCTTCCTGAGAAGGTTCAAGGCTGGAAACAGAGAGCCACTGACCTTGGACTTAGACCGTCCCTCGGGAAGAACTTCGTTTCAGATCGTTTTGCAACGATCAATTCGCAGATCTTCTTTGACGGGAGGCTCCTTCCTGCTGGAAGGAGCGGTCTTCGTTTTCGGCGTGGTAAGCCCCTTGGCAAATGCTTCAGTGACCTTCAAGTTTTCGACAAAAATCTTAGGATTAAGACCTTCATCGATAACAACAGAGAGTCTCTGGGGAACACATCAAGATCACTCGATGTGCCTATGAGCCATGGGGGCTTCGGAAATTGCTTTTATCCTCAACGGAAAGAAAGGTGGAACACGCGATTACATCGCATGATCTACCTCTATGACCTGCAAGGAAAAGCCGAAGCACAAAAGATAAAGATTGGAACAAGAACCTTCTACTATGGAAGGAATCCCTTTGCAATCGCTGACTGTACTCGACAGGTTGCCCCTATTCTCAAAAAGAATTCGTTCTTTGAAGAGAAGAAGGATAAAACCCCTACGATAGATATATCGAAGGTCGAGTTAGCCAAGTTTTGGAACCGGATAAAGAGTGTACGGGTCCTCAGAGAGTTTGTTCGCTCTGGGGACCTTGAGACTCAAAGACCGCTTCCGAACCGCCGAGCTTTTTCACTGACGCAAGATCCCGATCTATTTACTAAACAGTACGCAGATTGGGTGAAAGTGTCAAACCCGAAAGTTCTTTGCCCATCGACAGAAAAGGAGTGAGTTGGACTCACTTTGCCCCTGGTGTCGCAAATGGTGACAGAAATGTCAAG